CCTGTTTGATGAATCCGGTTCCGATTTCCACAATCTTGGCATGGGCGAGGCCCCGCACCATAAGATGCAGGGCGTCGTCCTTTGTTTTGTGATTCTGTACAATCGCCGCGACGAGAGCCCATAGGCCCGACGATGCGAATATGGACGTTACTACGGCGATGATTGTCTGGACCCATTGGTTCATACGTCAGAGTCCTCCGATCATACGGTCAACGTGGTCGACCACTTGGTAAGGCTCTCCTTGATGCGCTTGCGCTGCTCGGGAGTGGCGTCCTTCCACATGGTCTCGACGTCGGTCTTGAGATGGTTGAGCTGTTCGTCCGGTGTCATGGTCGACATGTCACGGATCATCTGCATTCCGGTCATGTCACCATGCTGGAGCGTGCCGCCATCGGAGCTCACATCGCCGTCCCAGTCGCGGCGCTCATTGCCGGGATATCGGCGGCCGACCGTATTCCCGCGACGGAAACGTCTGGACGACGTGTGATTACGGTTCGGCGTGTCGCCATGCTCGATCCATTCATCGTACTCGTCATCGTCCTCATCGTGGTCTTCTCGATCATCGTCTTCCTTCATGGCCTTGACGACGGTCTTGTAATAGCAGGCCTCCCAACAGCACTTCTCCGCTTCGGTCAGGTGATGGATCATGTTGATCATCATGTCCATGCCCTGGACGTCCTGGATGGTGCTGCGTTCGACGTCAAGGTCATCCATCTTCCCGCGGACCTTGCGCATGAGGGCGTCCTTCATGTCGCAGATGCCGTCGAGATCCTTAGTCATATGCGTCATGGCAGCCTCCTTATGCGATCCTGCGAGCGGTGAATGCCGCGTTCGCGTCGACGGTCACCGGTTCGGTTCCGGTATTGGTCACGGACAGCGTGACGTCTTCGCCTGGGCACACCTTAAGATATGTCCGGGCTCCGAGGTTCTGGTACGAATTGGCGGTGCCGATGGTCTCGATCATCGTGGTTTCAGCCAACGGGGTGCCGTCGATGGTCATCGCCAGCTGAACCTCGGTTCCCGCGGTGCCGCTGGTGACATTGCCATTGAAGCTCAGATCGAAGATGCTCGCCTGGCCGCATCGGTTCCCTCGGCCACGCAACCGAACGGCTCCGGACCCCTGGCGATGATATTCGGATCCGCCGCAGCCGTTGCGGTCGCATCCGGTGTGGATCACCGTCAGGTTGAAGGTAACAGTCCCGCCGACAGGGATGACCTCCACGGCGGAATTCGACAGAACAATCATCGGTTATACCTTCTTTCCGTGGCTCAGCAGCAATCGGCCAGCTGCGCCTGAAGGGCGGCAGCGGACTGCTGCTGGGCGAACTGGGCCTGGGTGATCGCGTTCGCGGTATTGTAGCCGTTCTGCATGATGTTGGTGTTCACACCGTTGATCTGATTGGCCACATCATAGCCAAGGGAACAGATACCCGAGTTGATACCGTTAAGCATGGTGTTGACGGACTGGTTGTTAAAGCCCGCCTGAAGCTCGGCACAGGTCGCCGGAGCGCAGCAACCGCCGTTGCCATTGCCGTAGCCTCCGCCGAACGCGCCGTTGCGTCCCCAGCCGAACAGCAGGGCCAGCAGGATGATCCACCAGCCATCACCGTCGCCGAAACCGTTGTTGCGGTTCCCGCCGGTGACTGCCGCAACGTCGGCGGCGCTGAGGTTATTCGAAGCGAGCATGATAGTTCCTCCTTATGTTGTTTTGTTGGTTGTTTGTTTCCTTAGGGAAGTCCAAGGAAGGCCTTGGCTTGCTGGAGCGCGGTCTATCTTTGGCGAAGGACCGCTTAGGCCGTTCGCCTCCAGACGTAGACCGAAATGTAGGGTTGTAAACTGGATGCTCTGACGTCGGTATCATCATCAACCGGCACCGATATTTTGAGGCCAGCGTTATGTACCGATGAATCGGCATAGACGTTAACAGTCGTTTGCACGCTAGATCGCCATACAGTTGATGAGTTCAACTTCACCGTAGTGGCTTGGATCTCGG